GAAGAGTATCAAAAGCTCGTCGGCGTGATCCAAGGTCTGGCGCTGGCCGAGCGGTATCTCCTAGACCTTGCGAAGAAAGCAGAAAACCATGACGAGTGAAGTAGAACTGGTGCTACCGGCAGGGATAACCCTACCAAAAACCATCCAACCGCAGGAAGCTCCTGAAGAGGGCGCGACGAACGAACAGAAAGCCACGATGCTGCCGGAGCCTACGGGCTGGAAGCTGCTGTGCGTGGTTCCTGATGTGTCTCAGACCTTTGAGAACTCGTCGCTCGTCAAAGCGGACGCCTACATGCGGCAGGAAGAGCACACCACCACTGTGCTGTTCGTCCTCAAGGTAGGTCCCGACGCATACAAGGACACCGCCAAGTTCCCCACAGGCGCTTGGTGTAAACAAGGTGACTTTGTGTTAGTGCGTGCTTACTCCGGCACTCGCTTCAAGATTTATGGCAAGGAGTTTCGTCTCATCAACGACGACCAAGTTGATGCGGTTGTAGATGATCCACGCGGGCTGACCCGCGCATGAAAGGGTGAAAATGGCTTCTGGTGAATCATTCAAGTTTCCTGACGAACAGGAAGAAGTAAAAGCAGTTGCGCAAGACGAGGTGGAAGTCGAGATCGTCGATGACACCCCTGAGCGTGATCGAGGCCGCAAACCTCTGGACAAGGAGGTCAATGACCCCACTGAGGAGGAGATTGAGTCTTACTCAGACAAGGTCCAGTCGCGAATCAAGGAATTGACCCACGCTCGTCACGATGAGCGCCGTCAGAAAGAGGCGGTAGCCCGTGAAAAAGCGGAGCTGGAGCGACTTGCGCAACAGCTTTTGGAAGAGAACAATCGCCTGAAGAAGAGCTACAACGAAGGCCAAGAAGCCCTCGTTAATACTGCACGCAAGGAAGCGGAAACTGAGCTGGAAACTGCTCGCCGCAAGCTTAAAGAAGCCCAGGAAGCCTTTGATACTGAGGCAATTGTGGCTGCGCAGGAAGCTCTGGCAGAAGCCAAGTACCGGGCCGAGGATGCAAAGCGTTTTAGGCCGCATGCTTTACAACCCACAGAAATTCCTGTACAAACGCAACAACAACCTCAAAATCAGGTACAGCCCGACGAAAAGACCCTGCGCTGGCAGGCAAAAAACCAGTGGTTCGGGCAGTCTGGATTTGAGGAATACACCAGCTACGCACTAGGGCTGCATCAAAAGCTAGTCACCGGGGGTGTAGACCCACGCTCAGATGAGTATTTCGACCAGATCGACGGTCGCATGAAGTCGAAGTTCCCCGAGTTGTTCGGGAATGAAGACAAGCCTCGGACGGTTGAGGTTCAAAAGAAGCCAACGACAGTCGTAGCGCCTGCGGCTAGGACGACAAGCGCGGGGAAGATCCGTCTGACCCAAACGCAAGTCGCACTTGCCAAGAAATTTGGACTTACGCCACAGCAATACGCTGCTCAAGTAGCAAGATTGGAGAACCAAAATGGCTGAAACTCAAAACCGTGCACCTCGTGATAACGCATCACGCGAACGTACTGCTCGTCCGGCATATCGCCCGCCGAGCGCGCTGCCTGATCCGACTCCCGCACCCGGTTGGGTGTACCGCTGGATTGCTACCCATGTCATGGGCCAAGCTGATCCAACAAACGTGTCCAAAAAGATGCGTGAGGGCTGGGAGCCTGTTAAGGCGGCAGACCATCCTGAGCTTATGCTGATGGGTAATGAGAAGACGGGTAACGTCGAGATCGGTGGGCTGATGCTTTGCAAGATGCCCGAAGAAAACGTCAGTGCTCGTAATGCTTATTACGAATCGGAATCAAGAGCCCAGATGGACTCAGTGGACAACCACTACATGCGAAACAATGATCCACGGATGCCGTTGTTCTCTGAACGCAAGTCCAGCACGACGCGCGGAAGTGGGTTTGGTCTAGGTACGAAGTAAAAGGAGTCAAACATGGCTTATCCCACTGTTGACGCCGCTTACGGTTTTAAGCCTGTCAATGAACTGAGCGGGCTACCGTATGCTGGTGCTACGCGCCAAATTCCGATTGATCGGAACTATGGCACTGCCATTTTCAATGGCGATCTCGTCGAGCTTGCCGGTGGTACTGTTGAAATCACCGGTATGTCTACGACCACTACGACTACCGCTCGTGCGGGTCAAGTCGGCGTGTTCATGGGCTGCTCTTACACCAACCCCAGCACGGGGCAAAAGATCTTCAGCCAGTACTACCCCGGTAGCATTCTGGCAAACGACATCACTGCGTATGTCGTTGATGATCCCAGCGCTGTGTTCAAGGCCGTGATGATTGGCCAGCCTTCCGCTGGTCTGAGCAACACTGCCACCACGGTTGGCTATGCCTCGCAAAACTTTGTCGGTACGAACGTGTACTTTGTCGGTGGTACGGCGGGTAACGCTAACACGGGTAATTCCGCTGTTGGTGTTTCCGGTGGCGCACCGACCAACGGCACGGGCAATACTCGTCAAACTGGCGCGTTGCCTTTCCGCATCATCGCGGTGGTTCCTGAGACTGGCGTGACCCTGACCGGTACTGCTAGCACCTCGGGCTCTTCTACCACGGTGACGCTGGCTACGGCAATCACTGGCTTGCAAGCGGGTATGCAGCTTATCGCTCCGACTGGAACGGGTTCGTTGGCAGGTAACTACATCACGGTTACCAACGTCAACACTACCACCCTGACTGTGTCGAGCGCGGTGACGCTGGCTTCTGGTACTGCTGTGACCTTCGTCGGGTTCCCCGAAGTGCTGGTCAAGTGGAACCAGGGTTACCACAGCTATCAGTTCGCTACCGGCGTATAAGGAGTGAATCATGGCAATTTCACGTGCACAACTACTCAAGGAACTCCTGCCGGGGCTTAATGCGCTTTACGGTCTTGAGTACGCCCGTTACGGCGAGGAGCACAAGGAGATCTACGAAACCGAGAATTCGGAACGTAGCTTCGAAGAAGAGACCAAGCTTGCTGGGTTCTCTGCTGCTCCGGTGAAGAATGAAGGTAGCGCTATTGCTTATGACAATGCGCAGGAAGCCTTCACTTCGCGGTACAACCACGAAACCATCGCCCTGGGTTTCAGCATCACGGAAGAAGCCATTGAGGACAACCTCTATGACTCTCTGTCTGCGCGTTACACCAAGGCCCTGGCTCGTGCCATGAGCTACACCAAGCAGGTCAAGGCTGCATCGGTGTTGAACAACGGCTTCAATGCTGCCTACACGGGCGGCGATGGCGTCAGCTTGTTCTCCACTGCGCACCCGCTGATCACGGGTGGCACCAACAGCAACCGTCCGGCGGTCGCCTCTGATCTGAATGAGACTGCGCTTGAAAACGCGGTTATTCAGATCGCTGGGTGGACTGACGAGCGGGGCCTGCTGATTGCTGCCAAGCCGCGTAAGCTGGTGGTGCCTCCGGCGCTCATGTTCGTTGCTACCCGTCTGCTTGAAACGTCGCTGCGTGTCGGCACTGCCGATAACGACATCAACGCCATCAAGAACAACGGCGCAATCCCTGAGGGCTACACGGTCAATCACTTCTTGACCGATAGCAACGCTTGGTTCCTGACCACGGACGTTCCCAATGGCTTGAAGCACTTCGAGCGCGTGGGTATGTCTACGTCGATGGACGGCGACTTTGATACCGGCAACGTCCGTTACAAGGCTCGCGAGCGTTATTCGTTCGGCTGGTCTGACCCGCTGGGCATCTACGGCTCGCCGGGAGCTTAATGTCTGATATTGCGTAAATATCAGCGCGAAGGGGGCCTTGTGCCCCCTTCTCTTTTGTGCTACTCTGGGCCCATTCCGAGACCATCACTGCCCGCCGACTGACTCGGCAGACTTCTCCTCAAAGACGACGGGCACAGACTGAGGACTGACCATGTCGAACACGACTTTCTCCGGCCCGGTACGTTCAGAAAACGGTTTTCAAACTGTTTCTGTTAACACGACGACTGGCGCTGTTACTACGACGGGCACGTTTGGCGCAACGGTAAGCACACCGGGCACCGTGACTGCAGATAGCGATACGGCACCTGTGGCGGGTGGCGCATCGGCGTTTCTTGCTACGACTACGGCCAACTTTGGCATCTTCGTGGGCTCCGGGGCTCCGACCGTGACAGCGGCTCAAGGTTCGCTGTATCTGCGTACTGACGGTACGACCACCAACGACCGTATTTATGTTCGTGGTTCTGCGGCCTGGATTGCAATCACCACGGCTTCTTGATAGGAGGCCGACATGAGGCCAATTTCGGTAATCGTTTCGTCGCAGACATCGTCTGCGCCGATTCCGCTTGATCATTATCAAGGGCCGTTTAACGTCGGTATTGGTGTGACGTTGTCCGCAGGGGCTTCATTGACTTACACGGTGGAGCACACCTTTGATGACGTGTTCAGCCCGACTTTCGATGCTTCGACGGCTACTTGGTTTGCCAATTCCAGTTTGTCTGCGAAGACGACCTCTTTGGACGGCAACTACGCCTTTCCTGTGATGGCAATCCGTCTGCGGGTGACTACTTATACCAGCGGCACCGCGACGATGACGGTGATCCAGGCTGGTATGCCGGGGAGGTAACATGGCTGTTGATCTGGGCGCGTTGCGCAAGTTCCAAGACCTTTGGGGGCCCGTCCTTGAGGCGCTCCCCGCTGTGATGGACAGCGTTGCCAAACAGGCTGACATGGATCGTGCGTTGGCGCAAGCTAAGCGTGATTACGATAAGGCCAAGGCAGAAGTTCAGGCAGTCTATGACGAGGCGGACAGGCGGCTTTCTGTAGCCAATGAGGCGTTGTCTGTGCTTGCAGACAAGCAGCAGAAGGCGCAAGAAGCGCTGGATGCGGCGGTAGTTGCTGCAGACGCTCGGGCACGTGCGGTTGAGCAAGAGGCCGATGCAAGGGTTCGTTCTGCGCAGGACCGTGTGTTGGCGGCGGAGCAGCGTGCGGGTGAGGCAGATGCACAAGCGCTGAAGCGTACGCAGGAAGCTGCAGAAGCACATGCCAGGGAAGTGGCGGTGTTTGAGGCCGAGATCAAAGCGTTGGAAGACCGCAGGGCCAAGGCTGAGAAGGCCATCGAGGCGCTGAAAGCCAAGTTTGGGTAAATCGTGGGTAGCCTAAGCGGTGTCAGCCACGTACAGGACAGCGGTGAACAGGAGTACACCCATGTGGTTGCAACTGTCACTGCGTCCGGTAATACGACGGTTTACACCCCAGCAGCAGGCAAACGGGTTCGGTTGCGATGGACGTACGCCGTCAATGATCCAGGCTCCACTGCAACCCCACTGATCAAGGTATTTCTTGGCGCTGAAGAGAAGTTCAGGGTGTATGTCCTGAGTAAACGACAGCTAGTCACTGGACCTGTGGATGGCGCGTTGATCATCAATCTGAGCGAAGCGGCGGAAGTCGCTGTAACGGTACTCTTAGAAGAGGTTTGAAATGGCAACCTACAATAAGTTTCAGGACTTTTCTGAGCAGCTTACCAAAGGCGTTCAGAACTTCGGGACTGATGTTTACAAGATCATGCTTGTGAACTCCCCTGCGCCTGTTGCTACCAACACGGTCAAGGCAGACCTGACTGAGATTTCTGCGGGCAACGGTTACACCGCAGGTGGCACGGCCACGACGATCACTGTGTCTGAGACGACGGGTACGACAACGGTCAGTGGC